ATTATATAAACTCTATGTAACAGGTATTCTAACTTTATCTTTATTATTATTATTTATTATCTTCTAACTGCTATTAGAATTTCTACTCTGTAGTGTCTCTATATATATAATTATAACAGACAAAAATAACATTATCAAGAAAAAATAATAAAAAAATAAAAATAATATATTAGTGTTGCATTTATGCAACATCGCTACCATATAAGAATGTATTCAAAAAAGGTATGAGTAATGGGTATAGTGTGTACTGATAGTCTTTTGTTGTCTTCATAAGGGGAGGGTGTTAGAATAATATTTTAAGATAATGTAAGAGGTATTGTCATGGACAAAGATTGCGATAACAAAGAAGACTATTGTACTTGTGGGAAACTTCATATAGAACATACAGAGGGAGACTGTAACTGCAAATGCTGTAGAGAAGAGAGAGCAGCTAAAGAAAGAAAGTAAAACATGTCGTTGTCAGAAGACCATAAAGAAGAGAAGGATGGCGTCACCCAGCTAACTGCTAGTCAGGAAGAGGCTATACAGGAACAAGAGTTTAAGTACGCTACACTTCTTCAAGTAAGAAATAATCTAAAAGATATAACATCGTCAAAGTGTGAGAGCGACTTCTTAACATTTGTTAAGTTAATGGCACCTACTCTGATATCTGATTGGGAGATGGGTAAGCATATTGAAGTTATATCAGACAAACTGCAGAAGGTAGTAGATGGTAAAATAAAACGCCTTATGGTGTTTCTCCCTCCTCGTAGTAGTAAGTCAGTAATATGTTCTAAGTTATTCCCTGCATGGTACATAGGTAAAAATCCTAACCATGAGATATTGACAGTCAGTCACTCTGATCAACTATCTAGTGACTTTGGTAGATCAGTCAGGGACATAGTAGGAACAGAAGAATTCAGAGATATATTTCCTGAAGTAAATCTGAGACAGGATGTACGAGCAGCAGGTAAGTGGAAGACAAACCTGAATGGTAGCTACTATGCTGCAGGTGTTCGTAGTCAGATCGCGGGTCGTGGCGCACATGTAGCTATTCTTGATGATGCAATGTCAGAAGAAGATAGTTTCTCTGATGCAGGTAGAAGGTATATTAAGCAGTGGTGGCCGTCAGGTTTACGCACACGTATCATGCCTAATGGTGCAATAATTATTATTAATACCCGTTATCATTATGATGATCTTTGCGGGTGGCTGCTGAAGCAGCAAGATAAGTTTGATATAGATACAGATATTCGTTGGGATGTAGTTAGTATACCTGCATGGGTAGATGAAGATTCCAGTAAGTTACTAGGCTTGCCTATAGGAACAAGTTACTTTCCTGAATGGAAAAGTGATGCAATTTTAAAACAAGACGAGATGGAGATAAGGTCTACTAATGGATCAAAGTACTGGGAAAGCCTGTACATGCAGAATCCTACACCAGACGAAGGTAGCTTGATTAAGAAGGATTGGGTTAGCTGGTGGGAGTATGGTGATCCTCCTGGCTGTGATTTTATTCTACAGACATATGATACAGCATTCTCTACAAAGACAACCGCAGACTATTCAGTAATACAAACATGGGGTATATTCTATTTTCATGATGATGATCTTGAAACAGGAGAAGAAAACGTAGCCTCTAATATTATCTTACTGGGAAGTAAAAGAGGCAGATATGAGTATCCTGACTTGAGGAGAATAGCACAAGAAGAATATAAAAGACACAGACCAGATTTTTGTCTTGTAGAAAAGAAGGCTAGTGGGCAGTCTCTGATACAGGATATGCGTAGAAGTGGTCTGCCTGTGCTAGAGTATACTCCTGATAGAGACAAGGTTAGTAGAGTTATCTCTGCATCTCCTATGCTAGAGTCAGGAAGGGTATGGCTACCAGAAGGAAAAGGTTGGTCAACAGAACTTTACGAAGAGATGATAATGTTTCCATATGGTAAACATGATGATCAGGTTGACGCCATGACAATGGCAATACATTATGTAAAAGATAGCTGGCGTTTAGAGCATCCTGATGATCCTGATTGGGAGGATGATCAAGGCTATAGAAGTCAGAAGCGAGTTGCATACTGGCGAGTTTGAGACTATAATTAAAAAATTATTTATTTAGCAAAGGCAACATACAACATGGCAACTGAACGTAATCCCTTTGATCCTATCCCACAAGTTCAAGTTACTCAAATAGAGATTGAGCCAGAGGGAAACACAGAGCAAGAAACTACTATTGAATATGATGATTCTGACGGCGGTGTGATAGTAGAGTTTAAAAACCCAGCAGAAGAATTATTGTCTGATGAACAGATAGAAGAAACTGATGATGAGTTTTACAGAAACTTAGCAGATGAAATAGATGATGATGTTCTTCAAGATATCTCTCAAGAAGTTTATGATAACTTTGTAGCAGACAAAGATAGTCGTGGTGAATGGGAGAGTATGTTTGAGCGTGGCTTTGATCTTCTTGGTTTGAAGTTAGAAGAAACCTCAGAACCTTTTGAGGGAGCATGTACAGCAGTACATCCTGTTCTTATTGAGTCAGCAGTCAAGTTTCAGTCTAAAGCTACACAAGAATTATTTCCTGCTAGTGGACCTGTTAAGTCTCAGATCATAGGAAATGTATCTGAAGAGAAAGAAGATCAGGCACAACGTGTAGAAGAGTTTATGAACTATCAGGTTACTGACCAGATGTCAGAATACTTTGATGAGTTTGAACGTATGCTTTTTCATCTACCTCTGATAGGTTCTGCCTTCAAGAAAATCTACTTTGATTCAGGTTTAAATCGTCCTGTATCTGAGTTTGTCCCTATAGATCAGTTCTATGTATCCTATTATGCTACAGACTTACGTCGAGCAGATAGGTATACGCATGTAATTTACCGTTCTCCAGTAGAGATGCGTAGAGATATTGCTGCAGGTATGTATGGAGACGTAGAATTACCTGATGCTTCTGCGCCAGAGAGCAGTGCTATGTCTCAAAAGATGGATAACATTATGGGTTTATCCCCATCGGGAGACAATGATCCACAATATGTACTGCTAGAGCAGCACTGTTACCTAGACTTAGAAGGCTTTGAAGACGAAGAAGATATTGCTCTTCCCTATATTGTCACCATAGAAGAGAAAAGCAGGAATATTTTGTCTATTCGTAGGAACTATGACAAAGATGATCCGCGAAAAGAAAAGAAAATCTTCTTCACACACTATCGTTTTGTCCCTGGATTCGGTTTTTATGGTCTAGGTCTAATACATTTCCTGGGTAATCTTACTATGACAGCGACTGCAGCTATGCGTAGCCTAGTAGATGCTGGTCAGTTTGCTAATTTACCTGGAGGTTTCAAAGCAAAAGGTATGCGTATTGTGGGGGATAATGATCCTATATCTCCTGGTGAGTTTAAAGAAGTAGAAGCTACAGGTAATGATATCTCTAAGATGATTATTAACCTGCCTTACAAAGAACCTTCTCAAACACTTCTACAGATGCTTAATTTTGTAACTGCTACAGCACAGAAGTTTGCAGATAGTACAGAACAAGTTATAGCTGATGGTGTAAACTATGGTCCTGTAGGAACTACAATGGCTTTATTAGAAGCCAGTAGTAAGTTCTTCAGTGCTATCCATAAGCGTTTGCATAAATCTCAGAAAGAAGAATTTAAACTCTTAGGAAGAATTAACTATGAGTATCTTCCTTCAGAGTCTATGTGTGATATTCCTAATGGCACATTAAAAATATATCGTGATGACTTCGATGGCAGGATTGATATTATTCCTGTGTCTGATCCTAATATACCCTCCTCTGCTCATCGCATGATGATGGCACAACTTGCACTACAACTCTCTCAGTCATCGCCCCCAGGCATGTTTGACATTGAAGAGCTAAATAAAACAATTCTTAATGCAGCGAATATTCCTAATCTAGATAAGATTATGCCGAGCAAACCAAAACCTGTTCCGCTTGATCCTGTAAGTGATATTGCTGCAGCAGTTAAAGGAATGCCTATTAGAGCATTTACTGGTCAAAACCATGATGCTCACATTCAAGTTAAAACTATATACCTACAAGACCCTGCTAATGGCGCTAATCCGTTAATGCAACGGATAGCTCCAATTTTAGAAGCAAATATGCAGGAACATCTTATGCTGAAATACCAGGAACAAATTACTGGTATAACAGAAGAGATGATTTCTACATATGGTAATGATGCAGAACAGCAGGGCATTGATCCTAATAATCCTGATCTTATTGAAGCAGTTATGGCTACTGCTGCTCAACAAGTTTTCCAAGCTAATCAAGCTGCCGCTATGCAACAACAGGCAATGTCTCCTGAAGCGCAGCTTGTTCAGATCGAAGCACAGAAGCTTGGTATTGAGCAGCAAAAAATTCAGGCACAAGCGGCTAAAGAAGTAGTTAACTCTACTAATAAGCAACGTGAGCTTGATCTTAAAGAACTACAAATTCAATTGGATATGTTTAAAGAGGGTGCTAACATCACAGCTAAAGCAGAGGATTCTGAGCGTGATAGGGAATCTAAGAAAGCTATTGCGGCTATGGAAGCGTTGCTTGAATTAGCAGATACTGAAGCAAACATTGACAGAGACAAAACTCTTAAAGCAGCAGACATGTTAGGTAAGTTTATCTCTGATACTGATAAAGGATAGTGATGGAATTTTGGGACGAGTTAAATTTAAAGTATAAAGAAAAGATAGAAGAAACAAAAAAATCTCTTGCGTATGGAAACGCTTCTAGTTACGATGAGTATCGTCAAGCAGTAGGTCTAATAGAAGGTGTTGAATTTGCACAGGACTTACTAAGGCATATAGTTAAACATCGAATATATGAGGAAGAAGATTGATGCAAGCTGTACAACTAGAGAAATCAATTAATAATTCAGACTGGGTAAATTCAGATAGTGATCTAATTGATGTAAATGATTTACCAGATATTCCTGGTTATCACGTTTTAGTTCAACCAGTAATAGTTAAAGAGAAAACTAAAGGGGGTATTATTATCCCTGAAAAATTAAAAGAAGATATTTCATATCTTACAACAGTAGGCAGGGTATTAAAATTAGGCGACCTTGCTTATAAAGATAAAGAGAAGTTTCCATTAGGAGAGTGGTGTGCTACAGGCGACTATGTTTGCTATGGAAAGTTCACTGGTCAAAAGTTTGTTTACAAAGGTGTTAAGTTAATTCTTTTGTTTGATGATCAAATTATTATGAGAGTAGAAAGTCCTCATACACTTGATCCAACTTTTAATCTTTCAAATTAATTTGTGTATTTATATTATATAATATAAAATATAGTAACGGCGTAGGATAAACCTTAATTCGTTAGGTTCGCTACTAGCGGTATGTAAAGGAAAAGTAATGAGTGAGAATCAAGAAGAGTGGTCAACCATTGAAGTAGATGGTGTAGAAAAACAAGAAGCTGTTGAGTTTGAAGTAGAGGGTCAAGAGACTAAAGAAGAACCTGTTCAAGCTGTTGTAGAAGAAAAAGCTGAAGAAGTAGTAGCTGCACAGCCTGAAGAAGCTGAA